TAAACAAATAGCTGCATTAGCGCAGCAGATGGCGCAGCAACAGCAAGGACAGATGGTTGCCGAACAAGGTTAACATTGGATTAGACGGAATCCAGAGGTCTTCTGACAAGGATGTTCAAATAAGTCAGAACATTTCTCAGATATTTGAGTCACCAACAGGCAAGGAAGTTCTTCGTTATTTGCGCTCTATTACCATAGAAATGGTTAATGGGCCTAATGTGACTACGGAAGAGTTGCGACACATAGAAGGCCAGCGTTATATTGTTGGCCTTATTGAGCAGCGTATTGCACATTCACATAGGAGTAAAAACAAATGAGCGAAGAAGCAGCGGTACAAGCAGCAGAAGCTGATGGGCGTGACTTTATAACAGAAGCAGATGTTGAACAGGCAGCGCCTTCAGAACGTCCAGACTGGCTGCCAGAAAAGTATTCAACTGGTGAGGACTTAGCTAAAGCCTATAAAGAGCTTGAGTCAAAGCTGGGTGGTAAAGAAGAAGACATAAGAAATAGATTGTTAGAGGAAATACAAACAGAGGCTTTCAGTGATCGCCCTGAGTCTTCTGGGGATTATCAGCTTCCTGATATTGTTGATGACGATCTTGCTGTAGATAATGAGTTGCTACAGTGGTGGTCTGAGCATTCCTTTGAGAATGGCTACGGGCAGGAAGAGTTCCAAAAGGGCATTGAGATGTATGCTCAAGCCATTAATGGAAGCCAACCTGATCTTGAAGCTGAATCAGCAAAACTTGGCGACAATGCAAATGACCGCATTCAAGCAGCGTCTATGTTTGCAAACAAGTTTTTCCCACAGGAATCTTTGCCAGCTATTGAGCGTATGTGCGAAAGCCATGAGGGCATTCTTGCACTTGAGGCAATTATGGAAGCTACTAAAGATGGTTCCTTTTCTGAGGGCACTCAGCCAACAGGTCAAACAACTCAGGCTGAGTTAGATCAAATGATGAATGATCCTAGATACTGGGATAAGAATGACACTGCTTACGTCAAGCAAGTAGAAGAAGGCTTTAAGCGTCTTTATGGAGGTTAAGATTCTCAAGAGGGGTAAGTTTTACTTAACCCCTTTTACTCTTAATCACATTGATGAGGTTGCTAATAACCTAAGCCATGAGAATATAAGAGAGCTTAAAATCCTTGGTCACTTGGATATTAAGCAAGCCATTACAGAAATGTATGAATGTTCTGAGTGTTACTTAGTTCGCAAAGAGGGTGAATTATTTACTGCCGTTGGTGGTCTTTGGTATGCTGAAGATCAAGATTATCCTCAGATGTTCTTTATGTTTTCCCATAAAATTAAAGAAAACTTTACTTCTATAGCTCGCGGCTCAAAGATGTTGCTTAATTACTTGGAGCAAACACAACCTCAAATGACCATGACTATACTTGCCGATTATGAGATTATGGTAGACTGGGCGGTGTGGCTTGGCTTTGAGCCAGTTGGCGTAAGCATATCCCCTCCGCACAAGTACGTTGATTTTGTGCGTTGCAATCCAAGTAGAAAAAGTGTTTACGATGAACCATTACGGCCCATAACGCACTGAAAGGCCCGAAAGGATACCCTTGTTGAAGTGAGAGAGTGGATACCCGTTGGCAACTGTAACTTCAAAATAGGACTGTAAAATGGCTAATACAATTGACCAAGCCTTTATTAAACAGTTTGAATCAGAAGTTCACATGGCGTATCAGCGTATGGGTTCTAAATTACGGAACACAATCCGCTCAACCAATGTGACTGGTTCAACTGCTCGCTTCCAAGTAATTGGAAAAGGTACTGCATCAACTAAAACTCGCAACGGCGATGTGACCACAATGGAATTGGCGCACACCAATGTTGAAGCAACTATGGCTGACTACTATGCTGCCGAGTATATTGACAAGCTGGACGAATTGAAAATCAACATCAATGAACGTCAAGCTGTAGCTCAATCTGCTGCTGCTGCTTTAGGTCGCCAAACTGATGCATTGATTACCACTGCAATGGATGCTGGTGCTAACTCAACTCAGATTGCTGACACAGGCGGTGCGCTTGTTAAAGCAGATCTTCTAACCTTGTTTGAAACCTTTGGTACAGAAGATGTTCCAGAAGATGGTCAACGCTATCTTGCTATGTCTCCTGCTGGTTTTGCTGACTTGTTTAACATTGATGAGTTTGCCTCATCTGATTATGTTGGACCGCAAAACTTACCGTTTGCTGGTGGCATGACAATGAAAGAGTTCTTAGGCTTTAAGATCTTCTCAACTTCAGCAGTAGCTGGCGGCAAAAACTTTGCTTACCATGCTCGTGCTGTAGGCATTGGAATTAACTCTGATGTTCAAACCGAGGTCAACTATGTGCCGCAGAAAGTAGCGCACCTTGCGACATCAATGATGTCTATGGGTTCTGTCGTTATTGATGATGACGGTGTATTTGAAGTTCTCGACAACAACTAATAGGAGGGGGGCGAAAGCCCCCTAACTTCTTATGCCAGCAAATACAGCAATCAAAGTATGTTCTCGTGCGTCTATTCTTATGGGCGGCTCTCCGATTCAATCGTTTGACGAAGGAACGGTAGAAGCAGATGTAGTTGATGCTGTATATGAAGACGTTGCTCGCGCTTCACTAACTAATTCAAGGTGGCGCTTTGCAACCAATCAACAACAAATTAGTAGACTTGTAGCAGCACCAACTGGTCGATACGATGCAGCTTACCAGCTTCCGTCTGATCTTATTATGCTTAGTGCTATAACAATAAACGATGAACCTATTATCTATGATACTTATGGAGATAAGGCTTATTGCGATGCTAACGAGACTGAAGTTCTTATAGCAGATTATATATTCAGAGCAGATGAGGCTTACTGGCCTCCTTACTTTACAATGGCTGTAGAGTTTCAAGTAGCTGCCATGCTTTCAATCTCAGTGGCTAGAGATGCACAGCTTGCTTCTTTGATGGAGCAAAAGGGTGAACAGTTTTTGATGAGGGCGCGTAGGCTTGATTCACAACAGCAAACAACTAAAAAGCTAAACACTTCGAGGTTTATAAGTCAAAGGCGTAGCTAATGCAGAAAGTTAGAGTACCACAGAATAGCTTTCAGTTTGGTGAAATTAGCGACTCCCTGATAATGAGAACGGATTCTCCTGTGTATGTTTCTTCTGCACAGCGCGTAGAAAACATGATTGTTACTTCTGAAGGTTCTTTGAAAAAACGTCATGGCCTAAAGCATCACTATGACTATAGCATAGCTTATGACGCTTCATACAAAGAGCAGTCTCATTTATTTAAGTTCGAGTTTGATGATAATGAAGCGTATGTAATTTCTGTAGAGCATCAGAAGGTTCGTTGCTTTTTCTTAGATGACGCTGGAACTTATACAACTGCTGGTGACTTGCATTTAGTAGAAACCATTACTCAAGACACAAGCAGTAATGCTTTACCCTTTGATAAGGTTTACTTGCAAGAATATACATTTGCTCAGTATGGCGATGTTATGTTTATCTGCCATCCTTTGTTTGCGCCCCGCATGCTAACAAGAACTGCACTAGATGCGTTTGAAATTAGCGTTTATAGTTTTGATCAACGTGCTGATAATAAGGTTACTTATCAACCATACTCTACGTTTCAGCCAAGCGGTGTTACATTAGATCCATCTGCAATAAGTGGTACTGGTATTACTTTAACAACGAGTGCAGATTACTGGGTCGCAGATCATGTTGGGGTAACTGTTCGTTACCATGAATCTGAGATTTTAATTACTGGCTATACTTCAGCTACAGTTGTTACTGGCAATGTTTTAGACACACTTAAAATTAGATTGTCTGTTTTAAATCCATTAAGAACTGCTGATGGCTCTAATCTTGTAGAGGTTACTCACTTAAACCATGGCCTTAATGTTGGCGATGCAATTACTATTGAGGGAGCAAGTGCGACTGGTGGCATTAATACTGCTCAATTAAATGTTACAGATCAGGTCAGAGAAATAATTGATGAGAACGCTTATACTTATCAGGCTG